GTTTGGAACAATTTTTAAATGTTTTATGTCAATTTTTGTCGAAATTTGTTCGATTATGCTTTTGCCGCCACTAGCTAGTGTTTTAGCCCTAGCGTCATGTGGCAGGTAATGGTATCCATATTTGTATCCAAATTCATCTTCTTTTTGTTTAAGCAAGCCTGTATAAAAAGGAATGGCTTGGCCATTAGATGAGTGGTGATCTAGAACCCGTATCTCCCCATAGACCACCTGAAACCACCAAATCGCTGTACTGTCGTTAAATCCCAAATCCCAAGCGGTATGGCAAGGAAACATAGGGTCATAATCAACAGTAGTAATCCTATCCATATCAGTAATCCTACGCATCTCTTGTCCATAGTACGCCCCCAGTATGGCTGCTTCAAATGAGCATAAGAACTCTTGCTCGTATTGATTATCAGACATTGTTGCTTTAGCGTCATCTAACTCTGATTGAGGTAAAAGCATGGTTTGATCGGCTCGTAAGACTTTTACATACCAATTTGGTTTTTTAGTGGCTTCGTTGTATATGTCATAAAACGCGTTGTGTCCCTTTGGAGTACCAATAAAAGTAGCCCAGCCAAGGCGATCAGCCAATAATGGTCTTATGATCTCACCCCATACAGACGGCTTCATATCAGCCATTTCATCCATAACGACACCGTCTAAAAAGTTCCCGCGCAGTGCATCAGGATTATCAGCACCAAATAGCCTGATTCTAGCCCCATTAATCAATTCCACCCATAGTTCGGATTGGTTAGCTTTGGATAAAACTGGTTCAGAAAAGCGTTCCAAATATCTCCAAGCTACGCTTTTGGCTTGGGAATAAAAAGGGGCAATATAAGCGTATTGGGCGTGCTTTTTGTTTTCTAGTAAAGCTTTGACTATAAGGTCGTTAATACAAGCCACAGTCTTGCCACAACGCCTGTGAGCCACGATGACTGCCCAGCGTTGGTCACGGTCATGGAAATCCTCAAAAACGCTTCTAGGGCGGTATTTGAGCTTTATATCCCTATTCATCAGCCCATGAGATTTTTAGATCGCCACCGTTGCTACCCGTAACTTCATTTACCTGTGTTTCTTTCCATCTTGCACGGGTCTTTAACCAAAAAATAGCGGCAGCAGTGTTACCTTTTTTAGCTTGGCTAAACAATGTGCCAGCAATAGCGGCATTGGCGTCTATGCGCCCTTCGTCTAATTCATCCTTGTAATATTTAACCAGCGTATCAGCACTAATCTTTAAGCGTGTAGCTATATCTTCATGAGGGCAACCTAACGCAGACAAGCGTTTAACCTGTTCTTGGGTGTCTTTTGTGGGTTTGTGTGGGGGTCTGCCTTTTTTTGCCATTTTTATAACTCCGCTAAAATAGCTTTTTTGCCAGTAAAGTCTTCCCAACGCTTAACTATTACATCACAATAAGCAGGGGATAATTCCATCAAATAAGCGTGCCTGCCGTGCTTTTCAGCCGCAATCATAGTTGTGCCTGAACCACCAAAACTATCAAGCACAATATCCCCACCCTTTGTGTTGTTAAGCATTTGATATTCAAATAACTCTACAGGCTTCATTGTTGGGTGTTCTTTATTTCTGTTTGGCTTATCAAACTCTAAAATAGTAGTTTGTTTGCGGTCAGTAGCCCATAAATGGCCTGCACCCTCTTTCCAACCATACAAACAAGGCTCATGCTTCCAGTGGTAGTCTTGCCTGCCCATAACCATAGTGGACTTTTTCCAAATAAGGCATTGGCGTACTTTCCAACCAGCATCGTGAGCCGCACCTCTAAAGTTGTAGCCTTCTGAATCAGCGTGCCATATATAAAACACAGCCCCAGCCTTCATTACTATATCGGCTGTAACATAGGCATCACGCAAGAATTGTCGAAAGCCATCATCACTCATTGAATCGTTTTGAATAGTTAAGGCATCTTTAGTTTTACCTTCATACGCCACATTGTAAGGTGGATCGGTAAGCCACATATCTACTTGCCTGTCGTTTACTAGCTTATCCATATCAGTAACGCTACAGCTGTCACCGCACATAAGTCTATGATTTCCAAGGATATATACATCGCCCAGCTTAGTCTTAGGCTCTAATGGCGTGTCAGGTACGGCATCTTCATCAGTTAGCCCCTCTACAATTTCAGGCTGTAACAAGGCATTTAGCTCTTTATCGTCAAATCCAAGCAAAGTAAGATCAAAGCCTTCATCTTCTAGGTCTTTCATTTCAATAGATAGCATTGCCGTGTCCCACCCTGCATTCATAGCCAGCTTATTGTCAGCAATAATATAAGCCTTCTTTTGGCTTTCAGTCATATCAGAGCAGTCTAATGTGGGTACTTTGTCTAACCCTAGCTTTTGGGCGGCAAGCAATCGTCCGTGACCAGCGATGATGCCAACCCCATCTACAAGAATAGGGTTTCTAAACCCAAACTCTTTAATGCTGGCGGCTATTTGCCCCACTTGTTCAGGGCTGTGTGTTCTGCTGTTTTTGGCGTAAGGGATTAGCTTATCTACAGCGACTTCTTTAATTTGCATATTTAACCAAGTAGTTAGTTAATGATGCTTAAGTATAACTTATTCTTTAAGATTTTCTATTTTCTTTGCAAGCATTTCTTTTCTTAATGCTTTTTCATTTGCCATCATGTCTTGGATTTTTATTATTTTATCCATTTCAGATGCATTAGGTCTGTAACCTGTTTTAGCTTCCATTGCAAACGCTTGTTTATATGCTTCAGGAATTAGATCAGCACCTGATTTTATAGCTTTTGTAACGCCCATCACAGGCATTGTTTGAGTGAATTCACCCATAGCTTCAGGATAATAATCAGGATTTGGCTGACCATTTGGTAAAGTCGCAAAAACGCCTTGCACCATTTTGTTTGTGTTTATTGCGTTTTTAGCAGTTGTTTCTGGCAAATTACGAAAATGCTCCACAATTGGATCAGCTAAAGCTGATTCTGTTGGTGGTGAATAATTTCTAAGAATTTCAGCAAGTGTAGGCATTATTTAACCTCTTTATCCAAGTCTTTAAGCTTATTGGCGATCATCTTCCTACGGGCAATGCGATCAGCCAAGTTCTTTTCATAGGTAGATTCTTTGTGCTCACGCAATAAAGCGTTTTCTTTAGGGTATTTGCGATCCATGTGCTTCATTCTTTTTCCCCTATGTATTTGTCGTATTGGGATTCAAGTTTGGCTTTACGGCTGCCTTTAGCGTATTCGCGCTCTGTGTTAAGGGCAATAGCAACAGCTTGCTTTTTAGGGCGGCCAGCTTTTTCTTCTGTTTTAATGTTTTTACCGACTGATTGGGCAGTACCTGATTTGTCTAACATGATTAACCTTTAAATTTAAGTAAATAGATGGTGGTATCGATCTCTTGCGCGATGTTATCGATTAACTGAACGATCTCTGAATCTGTTGGTAGGTCTGCTCTAGCGTCTTTTACAAAGGCTTGTAATGACTGTAGGTATGCCAGCGGTTCTTTAGGCTGGTGATAAGTAGCAGGAAATTGGGTGATCTGACCGTATATACCGAAGTAGCATTCGGCCAACTGGTCTGTCAAATCAATAATATTGGAATAAAATTTTCCAAGTGTTTTATGTTTTGCGTAAGACTTGGTAGCCCAATGGAAAAAATGTGTATTTGTGCCTGAATGTAGCAATGTTGCTAGAAATAAAGCCATCGATTTTTCCATAAAACGCTCCTTTTGCGTTATTTTATAACACTTTTTTGATTATTCCTAATGCTCTAATTGCAGCATCAACGCTGTCTACACGACTGATTGCACCACCTCGCCACTTGCCCATAAACTCTAATTGGTCAGGTGTAAATTTAGCTTTGCTATCTTTTTTAATTTCCATCAGCAAGGTTTCACCAGCATAACCAACCATTAAGTCAGGACATCCGCGTTTCATTGATGCTAAAGATACAACAGTAGCACCTGCTTCACGCAATGCTTTGACTATTTCTTTATGGTTTGTGTCAATTCGTGCGTATGTCATTGATTTTCCATTAAAATAGATTAGTATTGGCTAACTTTAC